TATTACCGATTGTATAATTAGCTATCTGGCTGTTTGTAATTGTTTTATCAGCTATCTTATCGGCTGATATTGACTTATCAGCTATCTTATCAGTAGTTACTGATGAGTTAGCGAGATTATTAGTGTTAATTATACTATCTGTCAGCAGGTTAGCTACCTGGATCTTTTTAGTAACACCTGCATCAGCTACCGACTCCCTGTTATTAATAACAATTTCGTTAATATTACTATTAACAGTAATCTCATTAAGTTCCGATATACGAATATCATTTGCCATATTATTATTTATTATAATGCCGTTATATTATCACCAGCCGGGTCAGTTGTTATTCTATTTACAGCGCTTAAACCGTAACCTGATGTCGGGTAAGTATATAGGTAATCAGTATCACTGGAAATAAATATATTATTGGTGTCCGATGTACCTGGTATATATCCCGTCGAAACGAGTGTACCATATGTATATATAGTAGCCTCAGGTGGTAATAAATTAGTCTGGTTGAAGGTTATTTTAATTGGATTGTAGCTTGTAGCCAGACTGGTAAATTCGTTACCCGTACCAACTATACCTAGATTATCAAAACCAGCTGTAATAACATCAAAGAACGTGGCGTAGGTCGATAGTATCCCAGTTTCTAAAGTAGTCGCTGGTATATAAGGTATAGCTAAATCAGTATATCTAATTAAACTGGTAGATGAGAGGTTTGTTATAGCTGTCCCCTCACCGGATAACGAGAAAGCAAAAGCGTATCGTTTACCAGTATGACCTTGTAGCTGAAAACCACCACCGCTCAAGCCAATATCACCGAATGCTGATAACGCGCTCGATGGAGATAGCTCAGTCCTAGCTAAGAAGAAGTCATCGGGATATTCAACACTGTCTTCAGGGTCAGTATTAAGATAAATACCAGACAACACACGAGACGGTGGTTGAAGTTCTAAGTACGTTAGTGGGTAGATAATATTTTCATCCGTCTCTACGTTAAAGTACGGTACAGCACTCCCACCCACAGTAAACAACTGACTATTCAGAATCTCTACGTTTCTATCTACGATATTTTCTGGCGTCGTTCTAAACTCAATAATGTGGTTCGCGGATAAGGGACCGGAAGCTTGATCTAATTGCTCATATTTAATAGCAATACTAGCCGATAACGTCGTATAGGCTGATATGTCAGTAAAGTATGTATGTGATATACTAGTAAACGGTAAGGTATCCGTTACACCGGCATTAAATTTAGCTGAGTATGTTGTAACACCGTTTGACACAGGGTCACCGAAATCGATTTGAACACTATTAAAGCCAGGCTTATCTGAGTGAAAGTCTCTTACATCGGCCTGGATACCAGATAGCAGAAAAGTGACTACCGTATTGCCTTGAATAGCTTCTCTTGATATAAAATTAACGCTACTATCTTGGGGTTGATAGTTAGATAAGTTTACGGTTAAAGTATGTTTAAAATCTAAGTGTGCCATAGGTCAAATCATGTACAGGCTCGGATGTTATACTCCGCGCGTTAAAGTTATTTATAAATGTATTAGGAGAATAAAAGTTTATAGTTTTAGTAAAGTTGTCTGGCGCTATTATATAGTTATCAGTAACTGTAAATACATCACCATCGAGTCCGAATACTAATACGTGTATAAAGCTAGTGTGATTTAAATCCCTGAAGTTGGTAACTGCAATATACTTACCTTGCTTTTCATTATATGCCAGGGCAATGTTCGTTATCTCGACAATATTAGTATCTAAGTTGAAAGTAAAATTTTCAGCGAAATAACTCTGATTTTGAGAGGTGCTACTTACCAGGTTTACTTCTCTCATAGTATCCTTATTAAACTTAAACATTTCAAACTGAAAGAACTTAATATTCGTCGGTGATGTAGTAGATGGGTCACTAGTGAGTTTAATATAAAGGATATCACTACCTAACCTAACAGGGTTACTGAGATTACTAATAGTTTTATTGGCTTGGTCAATTATGATCTCCTTATTATACTCCCGAACCGTTGTCGTAAATGCGGCTGGGCTAAATTTACCATCTTTATAATTAATACTATCAATGACGAGGTAATTTGCTGTTTTAAAGAAGAATACAGTTTCAAAAACATCTAAATCTTGATACTTTCCTCCCTGCAATTGCTCAAGCAGGATTGGGTCATAACTAAAGCGAATAAACACGTCTCCGAACTCATCTGTTATAGGTTTTACTGTACCGTTAACAACGTTACTAACTTCAATAAGCTTATCTTTATGTCTAATACCAGCTAATGTTTCTTTATTGCTGTCTGTTGGCACAGTTTCGAAAACCGTTGAGTACCGCTGCTGGACTGGGTTAACCCCTTCAAAATTATCTAGGTTTTTGTTACCGGTGTTGGATACATTTGTAATATAAAACTGATTACCATAAATATCACCTACTTCTTTAATGATCTGACTTGGTACATTAAGTTTCTCGATACCGACTAGTGGGGTAATGTTATTAGGTTCAAACAATCTCTGCTCAGTTGTATTATATGAATGGAATGTTTGATCCTTACTATCCACCTCTGGTAAGAATCTACCAAATGAGGATGATGTATTTTTAAATCTGTTAAATGTACTATTGAATATGAGTGGATTTGCTCGTGAACAACCACCAACACCCTCCACCGAACCGTACCTGGACGGGTCTGGTATGACATATACAGCATTGCTTTCAATATCATCAGATACAATATAGCTACTAAAATCACACTCCATTTTAAGAGCACCTCTTATAGATGGTTTGAAGAATAAACCTACACTTCTTTCATTCTTAAACGAGTCACCGGTTACTGCTAGCGTAGATGGGTTATTGATGTTTAGTAAGTTTCTGTGAGGGTATCTAGCCGTAAATAGCTTTTCATACACATAATCTGTACTCTCACCACCGGATATATAATACATATCAGTGCCCTGATAGTTTGCAGGAATCTCTCTTGTAAGATTGAAGTTTAAGTCCGCTCTGTCGCCTGTATTTTGATAATCAATAAATTGATCATCTGGTAATAATGATAAGTCTGGTCGATTATACGTAACTAGTAGTCCTGGAATCTCCGCCAGCTCTACACCATTAGTGTTTATAATATCGATAATGGCCTGATCATCATTTATATAAAAAGAACTACTTATCGTATTTGTATTCGAGGTGAAGTAATCAGCCCTATCACCTGAGACTATGTCATAAAAAGTTGAGGATTTGTTAGGATCTAAATCAAAATAATCGTTAAAAGTATCATATACTCTTTCGAAACTAATATCGATACCATTAACAATCTCCTCAGGAGATCTTTCTCCGGGGTTTATGCCCGGTGCAACATCATCGCCATAAAATATATCAAGTATTTGATCTTTAATGAATGTTTCAGCACCCGTACTAGTACCTTTTTTCTTAATATACTCTAAGTTACTGGTTATATTATTACGCTTCTTCTTGAAATATATAGCTATTTCTTTAATCTTCGATGTAAAAAACGGAAGTGCAATTGTTAACTGCTCGTTATTGCTTAGATCTATATTATCAAAATAACGCTTCTCCTCGTTAGTGAAGAATAGCAAATTTATCTCTGACAGGAAATTAATAAACTGCGTCCTGACATCTATATTAATAGATACTAACGAGGTATTTGTATATAGTTCCCAAGACTGTAGATAACTCTGGTAACTCGATAACTCACTCGCTTTATCATTAGTATCAGCATACTTCAAATAATCAAGAAAAGAAAAAGGTTCGTTTAAATCTCTTTTTACATCATCTAAAGTATTTGTTACGCTAAAGTAGACGGTAGTGTTGCTTAAAGCCGGCATATAAAATATTTATTCTCAAATTACGATCCTGATACAAGACCTAGGTTAGTATATAGATTATGTGAAATGACCTTTTCTGCTATACCCCACTTATCGGTATACTGATCATATGAGGTTAAGCTAGTCAGGTATGTATTATTCACATTATCATAATCAATAAATTTCTGTAAATATGAACCTTCAACTGTATCGATAAAGTCATAGAATTCATAATAATTATTAATATCAATACTAGGGATACCATTAGGTATAATTAGACCCCAGCCCCAGGATGTATTGTAAGCTGAAAGTGGGTATGTATTATGACTCGTGTAACCAATATCGGTAGCACTTAAGATATTAGTATTAACTAATTTATACTGATTACTAAACTTCTCATACGCTAGTATATTCTTTGAATTTGTACCAGTCTCTAGTAAGGTGGTCTCCACTGGTAGGAGGTCTCCTCGGTTCTTGCCATAAAACTCCTTACTAATATAACCCTTTGGATCATAATTACCTTGAAATTGATTCTTACTACCCATCTGCCGACTCACACTAACAGATAGTATATCAATTAGCCGTGATAAACTAGGTGGGAATTGTTGGTTATATTCATCCATGGTCATGGACAGCTGAGAGACGAGGGAGTTCAGTGATTTAACATTTGCATAGTCTGGGTCGTTGATGTTAGCGATATAGTTACTAACTTTCTCGTGGAGTTTGATACCTAGAGTCTCAGGATAACTACTACTATCACCGACGATCTGACCTAGTAACTCATCCATAAAGACCGGTTCGCGCTGTAATACGGGCTGCGTAGCTAAGTCTTTATAATTCTGAGACTGGTTATTATCTTCTCCGACTTTTCTAATATCGTATATACCATCCGCTGGATATACATCAAATGGTGTTGATATACCAGAAACAGTATTGTCCGCATCAGTGTAGGTCACCTTGATTCTTAGATCCGTATCAGGTATAGATGTTTTAATGACACCTTTAAGGTAGCCACCACCTTCACTAGCAGTAAGGTCTCCATAATTAGTACGGTATGTTGATTCCCCGTCCAAGACAGTTGTACCGTCACTTCTTATTAAAGCTACATTCAGATTAGCCTCCTCTATTATTATAAAATCTGCTATGGTATTTTGAACCTCTATTAACTCATTGACTGGTCCGGGAGTCTGAGTACGTAGTAGCTCTTCATCAAAATCTAGTTTAGGGTATCTCTTTAAAGGAGCACCACTTAGATCAACCACCTTGGCAGTAAAGTATATATCTTGATTAGCAAAATTAATTTTAGGTATATTAAATGACGATAGAGGTGTTACGAATCCTGTAATACCATTAGTAGTAATACTCAGAGTCTTATCTTCTAATGTTTCAGTCCTAGCTGATATAGAATAGGAGATAGTAGCGGGATTGGCATTAATTATTGGCATGTCAATATCAGCACCTATACCTGTACCCTCAGGGTCAATAAAAACACGCTGATCAAAAGCAGCAAATAGTATAACATTATGTTCACCCATAAGATTATTTATGTATAATTCTAATCTTCGTAGTAATAAAAAGAGGTACTACCTGATGTGCCTAAGAATATTGTGCCATCTTGGTATTCATTATATAGAAAGTATGGCGGTGTTGAACTAGCTGTATTCAACTTACCGTATATAAATGAGTTGCTAGTCTTCACTGAGTCGGTTACCAATCCCTCACCATCATCTTCAATCTGTACGAAGCCACTAAAGAGTTTTAAGTGAGCATTTATATCACTATAATAATCTGTATTCGTCGTAGCTTTACTCTTATTACCTGACACACTCAAATTAATACTATAACCACCATCTGCGGATACCGCTGGCCAGCTTTGATATGAATTAAATCTAGTTAGTATAATTGGATTTTTAAGAGAGGAGTTGAGTGCGCTACTACCTTCTTGGTATGTTAGGAATAATTTATCAGGTATAGCGTTGCTTATGCTGATAGTAGGTCGGGTAACGACACTATAGAAGTTCGCTGCACTATCTACTGCTACCAATGTAACTTTATAATCACCTGGGTACTTATAATAGTGATATGCAGTTAGGTCGGTTGAGATCGTACCGTCGCCTAAGTCAATAAAATACCGGTAGCTATCAGCAAGTGGTGAAGCCGATATTCCGTTAAGATCTGTCCCGTAAAAATCCGGAAAGATTTTGAATGTATACTGCTCATTCGCGAATCCTGGAATAGCTGATAGACCACCCCATTTACTCTCTCTCGTAGCTGGGTCAACAACACGTATGGGTAGATTGATAGGTGGCAGACTGCTATAATCTCTATCAAAATTATAGAACTGGGTTTGTGGTGATGTTATTGGCATAATTAATCAATAATTTCTACTTTAATTCTACTCTTCAACTCACTATTATATAAAAATGGGAATTTGAAGTATGGTAACGCCACGTTAGAGCCTGTACTTACAATATCGACGTCAGCGTAGGCAGCGTTGAAGTTATATATGTTTAGGAACGGTACACTTCTAACTTCTTCACCGGTATCAGCACTACGCTTGACGGTTCTTAAGCCTGATACACCTTCAATACCTAAAATCTTTGTAGTAATAGCTGTAATGTTAATTATACCGCCTAGTTCTAGATTCGCTGGGTCAAAGGCTTCCTCAAAAACGTTATTGGCCTCCTCTATAATACGTGATGCGCTAATTCTATTGTTCTGCTTACGCTGTATAACTAAGTCAGTATACTCGATATCATCGACAGAAGGCTTGGTATTGAATATATCTTGTAGTCCAACCGTAACACCTACATATACCGGGTCCATGGGCTGTATTTCGGAGTTAATTATCTTCTGTGACTGAGCAGTATTAATAACTTCTGACTTCTGAGCTTGTGTCAAGTAAGATAAATTATTATCACTATCCGTTATCTTTATTTTAGGTACCATGAAAGCATATACTTGGTTAGCTTGGTTTGTAGTGGAAAATTTTACCTGGTTAAATAAGAATCTCGAATCCTGGTTAGGTCTATCAAGCCCTAGATCATAATAATATTTTATAACATTATCGACAAATGACTCATTACTCACTAGAACAGTGCTTGAAATTATATTACTATACCTCTTTTCAATAAACGCCTGGAAATCGTCATTCGTAACAATTCTATTCTGTGCGAAGAAGGTTCTAGGAGCATTTTCTTTAATCTGATCAACCGTTTCAATGTCATTAGGGCTTGTAGAACCGACGGAGTTTGTAAATGCTATCGCTGAGGCGAGATTAGGTGTTAAGATAAGTATATTAGACTCGTAGATATCAGGTGATATTGCCTCAAATTGTGTCGTCGTAAACGTATTAAGGTTAGTACCATCAAGCTTACCCGCGGAGACCTTACCAGCTATACCATCACTCTTAAGGTAGTATATAAAAATTTCATCTGCAGGATTGAGTCGTGCACCATTGACACCATTACCGAATTTTATTTCATAAAACCCGTTCTCATTTAACCGTTTTTCAAATACATAATCTGTATTATTAGTATTAAAGAGAGAATTAATTTCCGTAAACTCGTTATACTTACCTGTATTAACACTCTTGACATATACATTAATTGAGTCAGTCTCAATATTGACAGGGGTCTGGTTAATATTATCTCTAACTAGTAGTGTTACAGTTTCAAACTCTTCTCCAATAGCTGAAATGACTGGATGTTCGATGTATTTGCCCTGATACAGTAGAGTATTTTCAGACAAGGCTGTAAGTTGCTCATCAGCGCCGGTTGTCTTACTGAATGACGCGTCACTAATAAATGAATAGTCAGTACCATCAACTGCGAAATACGAATACCTCTTTATAGTATATACATTTACTGGTAACCTACTACTAGCTTCTGCTTGAAACGGTAATACTGCTGTCTTATAACCAGTTGGCTTGTACCCAATAAGCTTTGTAATCCTATTAATATTTTCAAAAACAGTTGATTCATTGAATAGAGATTCAGAAGAAGTTTGGTTGAGGTAGAATAATGAAAGGTGGTATGATAGAGCAATTATATCAATAATAGCAGATAAGTTACTACCTTCGAAATCCAGGTCGGTAAAAGTATTACCTTCCCTTAAGCGCTGCTTAATTAAGCTCTTTAAAGTTAGGGCATCGAAAGTTGCATACGCATCCTTCGGTAAAGTAAAGTCAGTATTATCCGCCATATATTTATTTATGAATAAAAAACATTAATTAAACGGAAAATCCGGAACGAGATAAATTACCGGAGAGATTAAATTTAGCTCCTGCGAATCTAGGGATACTATATGTGAAATTACATATATAGCTATGATTCTCAATATCCGGTGTTATTGTTAAGTTGATAATGTTGACTCGTGGCTCATTTGCTGCTACTGTATCAATAATACCTGTACCTATAACATCAGCTCGCTCCTCTGTTACGGGTAGAAATAGAAGATCACCGAAATTAATACCAAAAGTAGGGTTCAGTGGCTTCTCCCCTGGAGATGTTGTTATGAGGTTGATAAATGCGTTTTGTATTGCATCAACATTAACGTCGTCAATAATATCTCTAACCTCTTTACCCTTAACAAGAGGGTCATTATTTGTATAACCTAGAACCAGATCTAATCTGATGTCGTTAAAGATAACTTTATCTGCTTTCTGTGGTTGGTCTTGAGTTAGTATATTTAAGTTAATCTCTGCCATTGTATATATTATTTAAGCAATGGAATTATTAACTCGAAACCATAAATAATAATATGGCGAACAATTTTTTAAATCTCATAGAGGCAACTATCCAGAAAATGAACAACGGTGGTATCCTGACCGGTGATAGGGTTCAGTTAGCAGACGATTATAAGTCTCACGACGGTTTTAAGGAATTGGATAAATCAGTTCAAGACTTCGTTGTAAAGATGTTTAAGGATACAGACCTTAATAAAAAGGTAATCAATATTAAAACAAAGTACCCTAGCTCCGCTCCAGGTAATGAGGATAACAGAGGTAATTGTTTTATCGCTACTGTAGCTATTGAACTTACTAACGGGCTCTATGATAATCAGAATTCAGTTGCTGTACCTATGGGTATTTTGGTTGCTGACGATGGTGGTCACGGTGCAGATTTTGGAAGTGCTCCAGTACCTGACTCAGTAA